GGTACCTACGGACGTAATATTGGTCTGGCTGTTCTGCAGGTAGGTTGTTGCAAGGGCACCTATAGCAACGTTCGAAATGTTCACATTACTTATGGTGTTTCCATAAACCTGTGTGAAACCTACGATATTCGAGGAGTTGATATTGCTCAGAGTGTTTCCTGAACCCACGAACCATCCGGCTGTCGCGCCGTTTGTCACCGTCAAAGAGGTCAGGGTACCTACGGATGTGATATTAGTCTGAAGTTCCGAAAGTTGAGGAGCGGTTATTGCACCCACCAGACTAGACGTCTGTAAATTAGAAAGCCCTGAACCATTTCCAGTAATCAAATCTGTTGTCAAATTCTGTATATACGCGAGATCCCCGACAGTCAAGGCGTAATTAGGTGATTTTGTAGCATGAATTGCGACATTTCCATAAGGATCTATAACCATAGCAAGCGTTTGATAGTCCCAAAATTCTGCAACATTATGCACCATACCAGCTCCACCAGTGCCTTCATATTGAACAACTTTGAGAGCAGTTGCCGTACCCGAATTATTGATCGAGAGGGCATTAGTAACTTGTGTATTTGTTGCCGTAATTGAAAAATTCCCAGTCACCGTCAGGTTTGCGGCTGTTAAAGACCCAAAAGTAGAAGGACCCGACACTGTTAAAGTCCCGACAGACGCCCCATTTTTTACAACGAGACTGTCGGTACTCGTACTGGAATAAACATTCAAGTGTCCTTGGACATTTGAGTATCCCATCTGTTATTTGATGAGTAAAAAAAAATGATATAAATTAGAATGAGTTTGACGGGTATTGGAGCGTCAGGTATAGACAGGCAAATAAATCCGTTACTGCAGAATACAGCATCTGTAACTGATCAGGGTCTCGTCCTTCCTGGATCCGTAAATCTTGGATCCGATGGACCAACTAATTTTGATTTGGGAATTTCCAATTTCTTTTGCGAATTGTGGGTGAATGTGAAAAGTTACAACCGAACTCAGCATTTAATTTTTAGGGCATCGGCAGATGTACCGGGTACAGGTGACAACTGGTCGATATGTGTCGGTGGGGACACTGACGCTTTTTATAAATTTTACATACGCATTCCGTACGCCATCATAAGTGTAACCTCAACTTCAGAAATTCAAATTAATGAATGGACCCATGTGGCTGCTTCATTTGTCAATCCAAATTTGTACCTTTTTGTAAATGGAATTCTCCAGGGTATCTCGACGGTTCCTTTACCCCCTGTGTATCTTCCCGCCAGCTCGACTTTTATAGGTACGTCTGGACCAGTTAGTGACTGGGTAGTAACTAACGCAACTTTCAAAGACATCCGCATGTTCAGAGACGGAACTTTACCGACGGGAAGTTTTAGCCCGGTTCAGGCGCCATTTGGACCAGTACCGCCTCCGTACGTGTCTGGTTCAAATGAAGTTTTCAACCTGGGTCAGTTGTATTTTCAAAATTCTATTCTATTCTAAAATTAGATGGCAACTGTAAGTTTTAGAAATAGTAATACTCCTGTATATTCACAATTAACTACAGGTGCTCAAAATGCTGCAATAAGTGCATTTTCTTTAAGATCCCTTATATCTACGTCTACTAAAGTTGCATTAGTTTCGCAAGTAACATCTTTACCGAACGCACCTAATTTCACCTCAGGGGGTACACAATCCGGAACTCAATATTCTCAGACACTTACTGGTTCGCCATCTATTTTGAGTGGTGCCTATGTAGCAGATTGTAGTTCATGGGCATCGGCTGATGTGAATTCTCCATCTGTATGGAAAGTATTTGATGGAACTACGACAACGTGGTGGGAAAATAATTACTCTGTACAGGCGGGATATGGTACAGGTGGCACATATACTGGATCATATTCAACAACAGTTTCTGGATCTTCTATCGGTGGAGAATGGATCCAACTTAAATTTCCAACTGCCGTTACACTGAGATCATATTCAATGTATTCAAGAGGTACTGCGACGCAAAGCACGCAGCGCATGCCTCAACAATGGAGAATTGCTGGCTCAAATGACGGAACAACATGGACTACTGTTGATAGTCAAACAGGCATAACAGCATGGACAAGTCAGGCTACCCTGTCATTCATACCGTCCGTTCAAACTTCTGCATGGACTTATTTTAGACTTATTGCACAAACTTTAGTAGCAGGACCCAATGACATTAACATGGGTCAATGGACGTTGACGGTATCGGAAACATCATTTTCCACTGATTTTTATGCAAATACTGTCGGTAACTTGACTAACGGAACCGGTCAAAGTTTATCGACCTGGTTGGGGGCTGCCACACCTTACGTAATAACCCTGTATGATCAAACGACGGCAGGTCAACATCTTTTTAGTTCAGGAAATCCAGTCATAAATCAAACAACTACACCCATGTCTATACAGTTTACAGGTACGGAATATTTTCAAAACACAATTCCGTACACATTTAATTTTGGGTCCGGGTCTTTTACGTTAAGATATGTTGTATCAAATAATACAGGAGGACTTATTTTATATAAAGCAAGCAACAATTCGTGGGGCTGGCTCGGTCATGAAAAGAAGTTCTGGCTCGGTGATGCGACTACAACTGAGACTTCACGTGGTGGATATCCTGAACAAGTCGGAAATGCAGAAGATTATATATGGAGCGGAACGGCAATAACTACATCAAAAACATCTGTCGTACATAAAGCAACTTCAACAAGCGCAATTCCTATATATATAAACGGCACATCTCAGACGCTTGCACGTAACACTTTGACCATGGCGGCGGACCCAGGTAACTGGCTGTATATCGGAAGGGGATCAAACGCAAGTAATTATATAGGAAATATATTTGAATTACAGGTATTTAATACAGCTCTTTCAGATGCGGATCGGCTGGCATTGGAAAGCACATCTTCAGTTGTCCAACCTATCAGATTTTATACGACAAATCTGAAAGGAAGTTTTAGTCAACTTTCAACTAGTGCACAAAATTCTGTGACGGGCGTGTTTGGTTTAAAAGCACTTTTTTCTTCTCCTGCCCGTGTGTTGAACCTTCGTAGGTCGACGGACAACGTGACTGCCGATTTTTATGCTGATACCCAAGGTAATTTAACTACAGGTTCAGGTCAGACTTTCGCGTCATGGATCGGTGCCGCAACTGCATACGTCACTACATGGTACGACCAGACGAGTGCGGCGAGACACGCAACTCAAGCAACTACGGCAAATCAGCCAACATTCGATGGAACTACTGTGAATTTTACGACGGCAGCTAATCAATATTTGAGCACACCCGCATCTTGTTTTACAGATTTGAGTTCTTTTACAGTCACATGTAGGCATACGACCGTAGGCAATTCTGGAGATCAAGGTATATGGGGTATAGGTAATAGTTTTAGTTTTGCATCAAACAATTTAATCAGACCGGGTGGAGGTGCTGGTTACAGAAATTACTTCTTGGGTCTAGACTTTAATGTAGGAACTTATGCAGTAGGAAATATAGTTACTCTTAAATATGCACAGTCGACGGGAACTGGTGTAAGTCCTTCGAATGGAACTAGAACTTTGTATGTTAATCAGACATCTGCGGGTACGAACGCCACCACCGGATGGACAGGAAATGGTCCTGGAGGGGGTTTTATTGGTCATGGTTCGTTTGCGGGAGCTATGGACGGAGGTCTTTACTACATATTTATGTTCAACACAGCACTTTCAGATGCTGATCGATCTATTGTTGAAAATCAGACAGTCGCCCCTATAGGTCCGTCAATTCCTATTAATTTTTTCACCACCCCTTATTACCCATTTACTACGTTTACATTCACCCCCGCCGGAGCGACGGGTATATCTGGCCCCACGTCACTCGCATCATACGGCACGTCATATCCTGGTTATGGCACATCGTACGCACTAACATTATCAGGTGGTACACAATTATGGAAAGTTCCCATAAGCGGCAGTTACACTATAACGGTGGCGGGTGCTGCAGGTGGTTCAGTCTTGACTACACCAACACCAGGTAATGGCGCTATATTAACATTAACTACCTCTCTAGTTCAAGGGCATGTTATTAAAATTATGGTTGGACAAAAGGGAACTGATGGCAATAACGCGACTCCGATCGGGGGCGGTGGTGGCGGCGGAACTTTCGTCTATAATAATACAACCTCAATTCTTATTGCCGCAGCTGGAGGTGGTGGAGGTGCCGGTGTTATCAGTGGTGGTACATATGTTTCGACTATGAATGGAAAAAATGCCCAACTCGCAAATTCTGGATTGAGTGGATATTCTAATCCTAGTGGTCAGTGGACTGGGGGTGCTGGAGGAACCGCGGGAAGCGGAGGTGGCGCAGGGTCTAATTTATATGGAGGAGCAGGTGGCGGTTACTCTGGGGATGGCGTGGGTGGGGCTCTAGCATTTTTAAATGGAGGTACAGGAGTTGGCAAGGGCGGGTTCGGTGGCGGAGCCAACGAAGGACTTCAGGCTGGTGGTGGTGGTGGTGGATATTCTGGAGGAGGCGGTGGCGGTGGAAATAAAGACAACCTCGGTGCTGGCGGAGGTGGCGGAGGTGGCTCTTATGATATTACAGGGGCTTATTCAGGAACCTTAACCAATACAGGGACTGGTTATGTAACTATAACAAAAGTCTAGTAAAATAACCTTTAGAGGCGCCAATTGTATTTGTCAATCTTGAAACACTAGGCATACCTTGGGTCCTGTAAATACCCTGGACTTGTCCGGCCGTCAAGGGTGTATTGAAGAGGCGGAGGTCGTCGATGGAACACAAGGCGCCATTGGTTCCAGTGTTTTGACACCCGATATTCAGAGTCGTGAAACTTTGGACTGTATTATTTGCAAATCCTATGAGTGATCCGTTCGCATAGTAAGTTGTTATTGTGTTTGAAGATCCGGCTCCGACATTTGAAAAGACGGCACAGTAGTGATTCCATATGCTCGTCTGAGCCGCCGCATTTCCGACTGTGACGACCGGCGCCGCACCTGTGCGAAACGATATATTTGATGTCGCACTCGGTGTATATAGACCGTTATAGCTCGACCCTTGTAAATTAATATAGAATGGGTTTGTACCGCTTGTAACAGGATATGTCAGTCCAGAATTGAGCCAAAGGCTCATGGCACCAGAATTCGATGTGAAATTGAACGATGAGACGTCATAGGTCACGTAGCAATTTGGATCGGCGCCAGATGGTGATAGCGTGTTATTGAAATTGATCGCCTGGCCATACTTACCCGCGACGTATGTTGGCACTGTATAGAGGACTGACGGATAAGATATGATGACCACTCCAGGACCACCAGTGCCGCCAAGTGAACTCGAACCAGTTGCGTTCGCACCGCCACCTCCGCCACCGTTTCCTCTATTTTGAACTGAATTTGTACCATTTGTACTATTCGTTCTATCACCGCCATCTCCGCCGTTTCCGTATGAAATAGATGAACCCGATATAGAATAAGATACACCAGAGCCCCCCGCACTACCAGTGGCCGTACCTGTATTTGTGCTCGTTTGATCGGCGCCTGCACTTCCGGCACCACCACCACCTGCACCCGCGACGCCGGTCGATGAACCGCCAGCATTTCCTTGCCCGCCACCAGTTTTGACAGATGCTCCACCGGGGGTGGCCCGGGCGCCACCGCCACCAGATCCACCATCACCGCCAATGCCATTGATTCCGTTTATGCCACCCCGTCCACCTCCTGCAACCGTGATACTTCCGAATGTAGTATCCGACCCATTCGTTGAATTAGTACCTGTACTGTACACGCCACCCACTCCACCGCCACCCACCGTGACTGTATAAGTCCCCGCAGGTATGGAATATGATGCATTGTAATATACCTCGCCACCTCCGCCACCTCCGCCCGGTGAAAAGTCTTTCCCGCCACCTCCGCCACCCCCTCCCGCGACGACTAGGATCTGGGCCGTCACTGGAAAGAGGAAAGTGATACTCGTAGTTTGTACTGTTGTGAATGTATGAATCCTATTGCCCACTGGCGAAGTCGTGATCGTCCCGCCCGTCGGTGCTGCATAAGTACTGGTCGTACTCGAACTTGGAGCCAGTCCAGTGACTGAATCCACATTTGATGATTGAAATTGCCATGACAGTGTCGGCAGAGGCGTCGCGCCTCCGGCTGAGTATGTAAAGCTCATCTAATTATGATGATAGATTAATAAATCTCAGCGTCTGCTTGCCACACGAATTGAGCTTCGTCAATCTTGTTCGAGCCTCCGCCCTGTGTGAAAGTGAACGTGTAGCCGTACTCAGAGGTCGTGTAACTGGTAATGGCTGTATTTGCATAGGATCCTCCGGCCGTGATTGATGTGAAAAGGCTTATGTTCGTATTCGCCGAGAGATTTGATTGGGTCGTATAGACGGCCACGTTCGGGTTATTGCGTTTTGTCACGACGAATGGAACAGAATTTATACGACCTGAACCGAGAGCCGCTGCGTACTGTAGGTCCGGATTGGTCTCGTAAAATCTCTGGCAGTACCGAACTGTATCTGAGAGTGGTCGAACCTCGAACGGTGTTGATATTGTCCCCTGTTCAAGTTGAGGACCAGTCACCTGAATAAATGCCCCTTGGGTTTGTGCCCAGTTTGTAGCACCTGTACACGCCATCGGCGCGTATCCTGGTCCGGCCGTCCAGTTTGTCGTCAGGGCCACATTTGACCGGCCTGTTCCGTACGATATACCAAACAGACACACGTCCAAATACCCGGCGGTTCCACTACCCCATGTTCCGGTCAGGCACGGGGGCATATAGACTGTATATCTGTTCCAATTTGACCCTGAAACCATAGTCACCAGATTTGCAAAGTATGTATTATCGGCCCGAGACCTGATCACGACTGAATAATCACCAGTAACGTTAGTGTTTGCCCAAAATGTAAATACTGTAGGTTTTGCATTAACGGTTCCAAACTTGAAGTCGAAAGCAAAAGATCCTTCGACAGTTTGCGTCAGTGGACATATCCAGGTATTGTCCAGTGTCGCCCCCCAAGCTCTCGCGACGTAAACATTTGCACACTGTGTGAACCCGTTTGTCGTACCTATCGGCACATCCTGCTTGACGGTCATCGAGACGTTTGAGGTTGAGAGGTTGCCAACATCGGCTCGCCACCTGTCACAGACCCATGTGTTCGAATTGAACACGGACGTGTTCGATATTGTCAGTGTATTGGCCCGGGAAGTAACTCGGAAGGTTCCATTCACCAGACGGTTCCTAAAGCCTGAAAAGTTTTCGTAACTTACGTGTTGTGAAAAGTATCCCTGGCCAGTGACGTAGAGGGCATAGGGTGGCGAGTTGTTCGGGACGGACCCACCACCGACTGCGAGGTTCGATTGGATCAGAACATTCGAAGAGATATTGAGGGTCGGACCGTAAATTCCCAAAGATGAAATATTGGACGTGACCAAACGCTGAACCCCTGCCGTTCCCGTAGATACGTCAAGATTGTAAGCCGGATTGACTGCGCCTATTCCAACTGAATTTGGAAAGTAAATATTAGTTCCTGAAGAAACCCACTGCGTCCCAGGGGTTCCTCCAGGTCCTCCGGACGCCAGGCCCCCTCCCTGAAGTGGTGTTATTGTGAGATATGTACCACCGACTGAATTTGATGTAGGATAAAGGATAGGGGTTGTGCCAGGGATCATGAAAAGGTCAAGATAGTAGTACAAAGTTTCATCGGTCACGTTGAATGGTATCTCAATGAGCTCAGATGGATTTTGTGTAATGAATGGAGTGTGTCTGTACATGTAATTCTGGTCCTGACCATGGACATCCGCCACGTTCGACCCGAGCGCCAGACCCGTCACGTTGTCCGAACCGTTAAATACGGCCGTCAATTTGTACGCACCTTTTCTGTTGAATTTGAAATTGCCATTCGTGGTTACGGTTATGAGGGTGGAAGTCCCTGAAATAGTAAATCCGTTTGACAGACCCACCGTGAATGGATAGGTCGTCCCGTAAGTTCCTCCTGTATAAGCAATTGGAATTGCATATTGACTTGGTAAACTTAGAAAGTATCCACCACCCGATCCGAGTGGAACCCCCAGGGAAGAATACACATTTCCAGAAATTACTAGGTTGCCAGTGAGGTATGTGTTGCCTGTTGCAGGTGCCGATAGGATGTTATTCGTGATCGTCAGGTTAGATACGGTTAGGTCACCTGAAATATTTGAAGCGTTGATGTTGCTGAGAGTGTTTCCTCCACCCACGAACCATCCTGCTGTCGCTCTGTTTGTCACCGTCAGAGAGGTCAAGGTGCCCACTGACGTGATATTGGTCTGAGATGCCTGGATCTGTGTAGCCGATAAAGCACCTATAGCGATATTTGAAGCGTTGATGTTACTGAGCGTGTTTCCAGAGCCCACGAACCATCCGGCGGTCACGTTACCCGTCACGGAAAGGGTACTCAGAGTTCCCACTGACGTAATATTGGTCTGGTTATTCTGGAGCTGTGTAGCCGACAAAGCACCTATAGCGACGTTTGACGCGTTCAGGTTACTGAGGGTGTTTCCGGAACCTGCGAACCATCCGGCTGTCACGTTGCCTGACACTGAAAGGGTACTCAGAGTTCCTACTGACGTAATATTGGTCTGGTTGTTCTGAAGGTAGGTAGCAGCAAGGGCGCCTATAGCGACGTTTGACGCGTTTAGGTTACTGAGCGTGTTTCCACCACCTACATGCCATCCGGCGGTCACATTGCCCGTCACTGAAAGAGTACTCAGAGTTCCCACTGACGTAATATTTGTCTGGTTGTTCTGGAGGTACGTAGCAGCAAGGGCACCTATAGCGATATTTGACGCATTCAGGTTACTGAGGGCGTTTCCACCACCTACATGCCATCCAGCAGTCACGTTGCCCGTAACAGAGAGGGTACTCAGAGTTCCTACAGACGTAATATTGGTCTGGTTGTTCTGAAGGTACGTGGCAGCAAGGGCACCTATAGCAACATTTGACGCGTTCAGGTTACTGAGAGTGTTACCACCACCTACATGCCATCCGGCTGTCACATTGCCCGTAACAGAAAGGGTACTCAGAGTTCCCACTGACGTAATATTAGTCTGGTTATTTTGGAGGTAAGTTGCGGCAAGGGCACCTATAGCAACATTTGACGCGTTCAGGTTACTGAGAGTGTTACCACCACCTACATGCCATCCGGCTGTCACGTTGCCTGTCACTGAAAGGGTACTCAGAGTTCCCACTGAC